ATACACCATGCCTTGGTTGTTGTCTTAATTTATCTATAATATTATTGACATTCATTTTTTAACCTAATTTTATATTTTATACTGTTCTAGTAGTTGCTTTCAAAACTTTTAATTGAATAGTTACACTTCCACCAGTTTCATTTCCAATAACAGTTAATGTTGCAGTTTTATCTTCTATTAATTGTGTTTTTGCAACAATATTAAATTCAAATCCTGCTGCTGCTACACTTCGAGAATCTTCATTATCTCCAACAAATGTAGGAGTAGTTGGTAGTACCGAATTTTGCAATGGCCTAGTAACCTGTAAATCTGCTACTAATGAATCAGAAAGAATTACAGTGTATCCTAAATTAGAATTACCACCTGCAAAATTACTGGTATTTGGAGATATAATAGCACTATCACCACCAGCTTGTAATGTTATTGCTGTATTACCAACAGTTATAACTGGTATAGTTTGTTGATTTTTTGGTAATGTAATTAATTTATATCTACATGCTTGAGTTTCATCTGGTATAGCTTCAGTTAGTGGCATGTTTTCAATAATTACACCATATGAATTAGTTCCTAGTGGATGATTTGGATTCCATAAATCATAATCTACTTCATCGTCTGCTAATGCAAATTGTGTAATATTAAATGCATTTCCGCCCTGTGCTAATAATTCTCTGCCTTTTAAAGTTAATATAGCGTCAACAGTTACTGAACTGTTATCTAAATATCCCATAATTGATTTCCTATTTTTAATAAATATAATTGATATAAATTTTATGTAATTCTAAAACTTCCTTGATCTCCATTATCTTGATATATCAATTGATTTGCATTTGTATTTCTAATTTCTGCTACAGGGCCACCGTCAATAGTGTCTGTCGAATTTATATTAAAATCTGGAGATGTCATTTTACTTCCTGCAAATTTTTGGTTTTCAATTCCAATTGGAAGGAAATCTATTACTTCTGCTGGCGAATAACTTGTAGTACTATTTAATACAATTTTAGTTTGTTTAAACTCAGATGATACACTACCAGAATATATCGGTAAAAGGGCATCACTTCTATCTAATGGCGTAAATGCAGTTATATATACACTAGCAGATCTTATTAAATACTCTCTTGAATATGTAGTTCCATTGTATTTTTTTTCTACAGATGCAGTTATATATCCTTGATATTGATCATCATCAATACCAGATAATTGCACTATATTACCGTCTATTCCTCCTACGTATGTTTCATATGTAGATGAGGCAGTTGGCGAAATATCTGTAATTACAGTATTATATCCATTATCTACAAAATTTATTTTTGGTAATATTTTATCTTTATTACGTTCTAATATATTTGGTTGTATTAATATACCAGATAACACATCAGCTCGAGCTGGTAATAACTGTTCTAATTGTCTAAAAAATGATAAATCAAATAAAGTAAATATTTTAATATATTCATTAATATCATTTCTATCTGTATATTTTTTCCAATAATCTCTAGCAGCTTGTATTAATCTAGGATATGATTTATCTTCGGTTTCACTAGGATCTCCTATATATTGATCTAATTCAGTAAAGCCGAATTGAGATATAATATCTTCATTAATCATTGTTTGTGGAGAAAAATATATTCCAAGTTTTTTACTGTCTAATGGAGCTTTGTCAAATTGACTTCTTTCTGCTCTTGTTTTTGGATCTAATGTTCCAATTAATTCATTATCTTCAATACGAATTTTATTATCATCAAAAGTTCCAGCTGCTATCGAAATTCCATCATAATAATATGTTTCTTCAATTGAATCATATGGTATATCATTAGTCCATGATGCAAATGATGCTGATATATTTGATGAGTTTGGTTCTACCCCTAACAAACTACTAGTAACAGAATGATCAATTTTTTCTGTTAAAGGAAGTCTAAAAACTAATTCATTATATGTATTTATATTACCATCATATGCAGCTGGTGCTTTAACATGATTAGTAAATGCAGAATCTTCTAAACTACAAGACCATAATCTTAATTCTTGTAATTGTCCTTGTAATCGATTTACTCCTCCAGTTCCCCCTAGAACTAATGATCCAGAAAAATCAAATGAACTAACAGCTGAAGCAGTTACTGTGGCTACAATTTTTCCATGTTTTGATTTTTTTGTTATTAATTCTAAATCAGTTCCAGACGTTCTTAATAATGTAGTTAAATATCCACCATCAAATAATTCAATTTCTGCAGAACCAGTACCATTTATTTGCATTGTACCCATAGTACCACTACTAAAATCTATATTAACTGTATTACTTCCTATAGTAAATAAATTCATTGTACTAGGCATAGCAGGATTAGTTAAAACATTATCAGTTCTAAATCTAAGTTCAACTGAATTAATGCTTTGCGAATAATTTGTTATTACTGTACCTGATGTATTAGTTATTAAATCTAATGCATAATCAAAATTTAATTTTTCATATATAGGAGCTCTGTCTAATCTAGGCCCTCCATACTCATTTATACTTATCATGGATTGAGGAATACCATAACATGATAATAATGCTTGTACACTACGTTTAGTACCCTTAGACTTTAATAATAACGGTAAGTTATTAATAATTCTTCTCCATACAGTATATGTTTGATTTTGACCAGATATTGCAGCTTCTCCAATACTATTTGATCCAGTTACTGGTATTCCTGATTCATCTGTTCCTAATACATATTGCCATAAATCTTGATTTTGTTGTCCATTAGTTAATGACCATCCAAATTGTTTTGCTACAGAATATAATAATTCATTTGGCATTCCTAATTTTGGATTTTCTTCTCTTTTGTGAATATGATTCATGTGTTTGATATATGTATATAGTATATCATAATGATGTCCTAACATACTAACAAACGAAGTTAAAGATACATTTTCACTATCAAATCTAACAAATTCTGGAATAGTATATATTAACGAATTCATATTTCTGTCATCATATAATGATGCAGAGTCATATACGCCATTAAACCATGTTGTAAATTCACTACTAGAAACAGGATATAATGTATATGGGTATGTAGATTTAGATTTAGGTATAGGAGTTATATAACTACCAGTTATTTCAGTAACATTTGGAGATACTGGAATTATATCATAAGTTGTTAATTTTGAAGAAGATTCATAATATAAAAACTTTTCAAATTCATCAAAGCCGCCTATTAAATTATTACGTTGCGTATTAAAATCAGATATATTTGTAGTTGCAATCGATCCTGATAGTGTAGATACCGCATTACTTTGTGATGTATAAAATTCTAATAATTCTAATTTATATTTTATATTATTTAATCTTTCAGTTGCAGAACTATAAAATACAAAATTATTAAAATCAGAATAATCAATATTTAATTTAACACCACTTAAACTACCAGAAAAATAACTATCAATAATTTGTTGCGATGTTTGTACAGATGACCCTAATAAGTCTGTCCAATTTTTTAAATTTGTTTCTGAAGAAATATCAGCTGCCGCATTTGCTTGCCAATTTGGACTAGATAATTTATTAAATGATCTTTTAGAAAAAGTTGAAGATATAAAAACTGTATCTATATATGGATTTTTTTGTTCTTCTACTACCCAACATTTAAAATCTACTTGATATTCTGTTGATAATGGTTGATCTAGTTTAACATATAAATATTCACCAATAACTACACTATTAACAAATGTTATACATTTATTTTGACTAAAATTTAATAAATATGATTTATAATATCCTTGTCCTGTTTGATTAACAGTTTGTATATAATTTGTTATTTGTTCTAAAAATTCTGAATTATTGTCATTAATAGCCCGTAAACGTAATTCGGTTCTATCCGGAGAAATTTCATCAATTCTTAAATGTTGTTTACCATAACTACCAATTAAATTTTTAAAAAAGTTTAATACAATACGATATTGACCTGTATTAATTTTTAAATCTTCAAATTGTTTGTATATGTCAATTGCTATTGGACTATTTAAATTAATTGATTTTTTAGTATCTTTGTCTCGATATTCTGGAATCTTTGATTGTATATTTACGTTATGATTACCAGTAATCCATGTGGTATTTGCATATACATGTAATTCAATTTGTTGTCCGGAGTCTTGTTTTAAAATATCTGAATTAAAAAATATTTGTTCATTTGCGTCAAAATCTAAAAATTCAGTTTTGCTTTTAGAAATACGTTCCGCAGAGACAGATTTATCTGCAGACATTATTTGATCGATATTTTTATATTGATTTAACATTATATTTCTCTATTCCATTCATCAACATTTTTAGATGCATCTGTTATAGACCAATATGTTTGAGCTGCGTTTATTGTACTATATTTATTAGGATCATTAATACCAGCTAATGCTGTTATACTAAATGTATCTCCTACTTCAAATTCTGAATTTGCAATCACTACGTCTTTATATGCATTTTGTACTTGATATTGTGAAATTTTACCTCCGCCAGCATATGGATTATCAAAATCAAAATATTGTATATAATCTCGTTGTAAATATTTATTCGGCCCGTTTCTAGATATATAAAAATATGTTGTATTATTTTCAGATTGGTCTCCAGGCCCTAAAAATTCATCATATCTAAAATTAATTTTAACTCGAAATCTTAAATCAACTCCAGAATCTTTAATTTGTTTAGTTATATAATAATTATTTGGCCGTTTTTGAATTTGTCCTTCTTCTAATTCATTTATTAAAATACCAGAAGCAATTCCTTGCCCTGTTGGATCAGAAAGAATTTTTCTATTTTCAGATGGTTTATATCTTGCATATATAACATCTTCAGATTCTTGTTCAACTGTTAAATCTAAATCTAAATCTATATCAAGATCATCAGTGTCAACAATTCTAGTAGTAGCAGGAAATTTAAAATAATTAAATTGTGTGTCTATAACTTTTAAAACAGACTTATTTAATATTCTTGTAGAAGCTGGTTCTATTATTAATAAAGG